TGCGTCGCACGGTATGTCTACGCTTCACCGTCTCCGCCAGCTGCAATACCCGAACATCTTTGTGCAGCGCTCGATAGGCCACAAGTTCGACAAGCAGGGTGTCCGCCTCGGCTGGTCCACGAACAAGACGTCGAAGCCGCGGATGATGGACGAGCTTGCCCGCGGGCTCAGATATCCCGACGGGGAGCACGGGATCACCTGCTACTGCGAAGAGACAATCAAGGAACTGATGGGGTTCGTGCGGGACACGGAGGATGGCTCGCTGCACGGGTCGCCTCACGATGACCGTGTGATCAGTTTGGCGATCGCCTGCCAGATGTTGGAGTTCGCGTATGACCCGAAGTACGCGCCGAAGGTGAATAACGAGTGGACGCTTGGATGGTGGGCTGACCAGATCAAGAGGCCCCCACCTGACGATGGTGACTTCTATATCGGACAGCATTCAACCCGTAAGGGAACGGCCGCGTAATAGTCAGGCATGAGTGCTCAAACGCAAGAGGCTTTCGGGAAGCCGAAGCTTCGTAACGCTACACAGTCCTCGGGCCAGACGGCCAACGAGACTGTCGCTCGTCCAGGCCCTTCGGCTGGACAGAACGGCGCCTCCGCGAAGCCGAACCCTGCGACTGGTACCCAACTCCAATCCATCCCTGACAACCCTGTCCGCCCCTCGAAGACTGGTGATGTCGCCAAGGGTCGCGCTGTTGATGGCATGCCGAAGTCTGCTCGGCCTGGTGGGTCGACGCCTGCTAGGGGCAAGTCATGACGGTCCGTGTCGTGTTTGAAGACGGTGACGCCCTAGAGCTTGATTGGGACGAAGACACGAAGACTGGCGTGATTGACGCCAAGGTGAACGGCGGGACTGCGACGTGCCCTGTCGGGTATCCCGCGGTTGGCTGGCCCTGGCGCTACGTGCAGCACGAGCCGTACGGCGCCCATCTGACGGCGAAGGTCGTCAGCGTGGATGACGTCGAGCACACGGTGCCCGCGAAGAGCAAGAAGGCCTGAGATGGCATTCACTCCTACACCGCAGCCCGCCAAGCGGTCCCGTGGCAAGGCTCCCGCTAAGCCTGCTGTTCCTGCGTCGACCCGTGGCAAGGCGACCCCTACGAAGGCGAACGCTGGGGTTCCTGCTTCTAGCGGCCAGTTCTCACAGTCCCGCAAGGGCATGGTCGGGGGTTCGACCACGGCTCCTGTGAAGCCGCGGAATCTGAACATGGATTCTGCGAGCGGTCGTAGCTCGACGGTGCGTCGTGGGCGCTGAGGTCCAGAACACTGGCGGGAAGCGCCAGCCGAAGAAGGGTGACAACGACAAGGGCGGCTTCGGTCTGCTGCCTGGGAAGCGCACCATCGGCTACGTGCAGGACGTTCCGAAGCCGTCGGGTTCGCAGCGCAACAACAAGGACGACTGATGGTCCAGCCCAAGCCTCGGCCTGGGAGCCCGAATCACGCGCTCAGACGTTCACGTCCTGGCGTGACGTCTCGAACCGCTGGCGGACCTGTGCCCTCGGGTTACGAACTTGGCGTCAAAGTCGGCACAGGCAACCAGCCGAAGGGTTCTCCCAAGTCGCCCAGGAAGCGTCAGGGTCGTCAACCATACGGTTCGCCCAAGAATCCTCTTGGTAACGACACGAGCCGCGGTGCCATGCGTGGAAAGACGAGGGTCGAGTGATGGCTTTGCATCATCGGACGCATCCACGTTTCGTGCCTGGCTGTTTCGGATGCAAGGCCGCGTCGATTGATCTGACGATCCCTTACCGCGAACAGTTTCACGAGACGACGATCAGCGAACAGTTCCGTGACATGGATAAGCGCGCCAAGGAGAACGGCATCACCTACGAACGGGCCTCGTAATGGCCAGGCCCTCGAAGAAGCAGCTGCTTCAGAAGTATCAGGCCCGCGTGAAGAACGCGGAACGTTGGCGGCGTGACGACGAGCACCTGGACGCCACCTGGGCTCGGATGATTGACCTGTACCGCGGGCGGCATTTCCCCGACGAGTACATGACGAAAGACATGATCGTTGTGAACATGGCGAAAGCCACGGTCGATGTCATCGTCCCCTCGGTAATCATCACGCACCCGAAGGTGACTGTCACCCCGAACAACGATCAGATGCTTCTGCCTGCGGCTATCGCAGAGCAGGTCGTGAACTACGAGTGGCAGCACAACAACTTCAAGAAGCCTGTGGCTGTCGCCGTCAAGGATTCACTTATCATCGGTATCGGCTGGGTGAAGGTCGGCTGGCGGTACCGCGAGGGTCAGGCGCCGCTGTCGGCTGAAGAGCAGGCGCAGGAGTACGAGCAGATGGACGCCCAGGCGAACATGGTTGCTCAACAGAACCCTGCGATCGCAGACAAGCTGCCCACCCCGCAAGAGCTTCAGGACGCTGTACCAACACAGCAGACAGTCGTGCTCGAAGACCGCCCCTTCGTGGAGCGGGTGTCTCCGTTCGACATTCAAGTCGACCCGAACGCGACCTGCATGGATGACGTGGCCTGGATTGCTCAAAGGATTGTTCGTCCATTGGAGGAAGCCAAGAAGGACGAGCTTTACAAGCCGTCTGCTCGCGCCAAGTTGCAGGCAGACGGCGTGTTCGCCACGGACCGCGACAAGGATTCATCCCCGCGGCAAGGTCAGGACATCGAACTCTGCACCGTCTGGGAGTTCTACGACGTGAAGAAGAACTGGCTGTGCGTCTTCTCATGTGATTCGGAAGAGTTCCTGGTCGACCCGCAGCCGATGCCGTACGCCTTCGGGCATCCGTTCGAACCGCTGTTCAACTACCAGGTTCCCGACAAGTTCTACTCGATGGGTGACCTCGAAGCGATCGAACCTTTGCAGCTAGAGCTTGACAAGACTCGGTCACAGATGATGGCTGCCCGTAAGAAGATGGGCCGCAAGTACGTCTACCGCGAATCTGCTTTCGGGCCTGAAGGTATCGGGCTGCTCTCGTCGGACCGTGACAACGTGATGGTCCCGATCATCGAAGACACGATCGAGATAGGCCAGGCGATTCAACCGCTGCCCCAGTCGCAGCTGGACCCGCAAGCCTACGAGTATTCGCAGACGATCGAGCAGGACATGGATCGTGTCTCAGGCATCTCCGAATACATGCGTGGCGTCACACCTGACACGGTGCAGACAGCGACGGCTGTGTCGCAGATGGCTTCGGCGGCTGACGCTCGGGCGCAGCTGAAGCTCGCAGAGGTTGAGGATTTCATCTCGCGTGTCTCCCGCAAGCTCGTCATGTTGAACCAGCAGTTCCTTGAAGGCGACAAGGTGATTCGAGTCGTCGGGCCTGAAGGCCAGGTTGGCTGGTTGCAGTACAACAAGGATGACATCACAGGCGAGTTCGATTTCGTGGTCGAGGCGGGCTCGACACAGCCGAAGAATGATCAGGTCCGTTCGCAGCAGGCGATGACGCTGCTGACTTCGATGATGCCTCTGCTTGGCACGGTGATTGAGCCTGCCTCCTTTGCCGCATACATCATGCGCGAGATGGGTGTGAAACGGCCTGAGCAGTTCCTTATCCCGATGGGCGGGATGGCGTACATGCAGTCACAGCAGCCGCAGCAGGCCCAGGAGGGCCAGGCGGGCGCTGAGGCGCAGCAGCCGAACGCTGGCCCGCCGTCGGTGACTCCCCCGTCCACGTCGCAGGGGACTCCGATTGATCCTCAGGTGATGGCGATGTTGCAGTCGAACCCTGGGAACGCGGGTATGTCCCAGATGCAGGGAACGGCTGCGTAACAGATTCATTTGAAGGCGGCTTGCAAGGCAGGTCGCAAAGCGAACACCCCTTAGAGGATTCGTGTCAGAAGAGAATGCAGTAGAAACGCCCGACTTGGGCGGAGTCGAGTTTGATCCGACCATCCCAAGCTCCGAGTCGGGGACTTCAGAGGTAAGTCCAGAAACCTCGTTTGATCCAACCGAAACACCTAGCTCCGATGTTTACACGGTGAAGGTGGATGGCGAGGATCATCAGGTCACCCTAGACGAGCTTCGCAAAGGCTACTCCCGTGAGGCGCACTTCACGAGGCAGATGCAGCAGGTCCGAGCTAGAGAGCGGGAACTGCGGGAAGCGGATGCGCTGGCAAGCGCATTGAATCGTGATCCCCGCGGAACTCTCGCCTATCTGGCAAACGCCTACGGCGTCGAGCTTGGTGGCGGTCGCCCCGCACCTGTTAGACAGCAGGCCCCGCAGGCCGACGACTTCGATCTGTTCGGAGACACCCCTGATCAGGGTGCACAACAGTACGAGGTTGAAGACCCGCGAGTGTCGGCGCTAGCAGCGGAGGTTGCCCGACTGCGTGCGGATGAGCAGACACGTCAAACCGAAAGAGCCATGAACAACTTGCATGAGCGGTTCGGTGATTTCGATGACAACGATGTCTATGCCTACGCAGTCAAATGGGGTATCCCCGACCTCGAACGTGCTTATCGCAGTTGGCGGGATGAATCGGCTGAAGCAGCGCAAGTCGCTGCACGGGAGGCTGAAGTCCAGCGGGTTCGAGATAGTAAGCGCCAGGCAGGCGTTGTCTCGGGTGGAAGTGCCAGGCAGGCAGGAACCGTTTCGGAACCTGAACCTCCTGCTGGTGCCGACTTCAAGACGGTTGCCCTGTGGGCGCTGAAGAAGGAAGGGCTGGCTTAAGCCTCAGCCTCCCGAAGCAATGTATCCACCAAGGACACGAATCTAAATGTCGAACCCGAACTTCGACTCCATCGCGTCCACGACCCTGAAGAACTACATGCCTCGGCTTGTGGACAACATCTTCACCGCCCGTCCGCTCTTCTTCTTCTTGAAGGAGAACAACCAGGTTCGCCTGATCGACGGTGCGCATAAGATTGTGGTTCCCCTCGTGTACGGCGTGAACGGTTCGGCTGGTTCGTACGCGACTTACGACACGATCAACGTGTCGAACGCTCAGACCGATTCCATCTCGGCGGCTGAGTACACCTGGAAGCAGTACGCAGTCTCCGTCGCCATCTCTGGTCTCGAAGAGAAGCAGAACTCTGGCGTCGAGCAAATCATCGACCTTCTCGAATCGAAGGTCATGATTGCTGAAGAGACAGCGGCCGAGAAGCTGGACCAGATGTTCTTCCTCGACGGGACGGGCAACTCTGGTAAGGACTGGCTCGGCCTGGCTGCCATCGTTCTCGCCTCGGGCACGCTCGGCGGCATCGACGGTACCGCGAACGCCTACTGGCGCTCGTACGTCGATTCGACGGCTGCGGCTCTGACCCTGGCCCAGATGACGACCGCGTACAACACGGTGTCGGTTGGTGCTGATCAGACGAACCTGATCATCACGACCCAGGCCCTCTTCGAGAAGTACGAGTCGCTGTTGCAGCCGCAGCTGCGATTCACCGACACGAAGATGGCTGACGGTGGTTTCCAGAACCTTCTGTTCAAGGGCGCTCCCCTCACCTATGACGGCTATACGCAGTCGGGTGTCGTGTACTTCCTGAATGGTCGGTATCTGCGGCTCGTGGGTCACAAGGACCAGTGGTTCGAGTCGACCCCGTTCGTCAAGCCCCGTGACCAGGACGCCAAGTACGCTCAGATTCTCGCCTACGGCGAACTGACGTGCATGAACCGTTCGCGGCTCGGCAAGCTGACCGCCAAGACCTGATCGTGGCTTCAGCGAAGAGCAAGGCGCATCCTGGCTTTGCTGCTCTTGTGAAGGCTGGCGTCCCTGCTGGGGCGCTAGCCAACGCAAGCCGCAACGCTAGTGCGTCTGCCAAACGCAAGAATCCTCGGCTCAAGAAGGTGAAAGGGAAGTAATGGGTGCTGTAACTGTTGCCAACGTGAAGCGGCTTGGTCCCTCGCCGTGGAACATGAACCGTCAACTGGTGCGAGCCACGGTCACGTGGTCTTCGTCTTATGCGACGGGTGGCGACACGCTCGCCACAGTCATGCTCTCCACGCTCGGTCTGCGCCAGATCAACAAGGTGATGACGCTCGGACAAACTGATCCGTTCGGTGCGGCTGGCGATGCCACGTCGCCCGTCCAGATGACTGGTGGGTCGTACGAAGTGCGGCTTGCTGGAACTCTGACGGCTCCGCTTCTGATTCTTCGCAAGGGTGGAACCACCCCTGTTGAAGAGTCGAACGCGACCAACGTTTCAGGTGTCTCCGCGACTCTGATCTTTGAAGGTCAGGTCTAACAGGTGGGTCGAGCCGACCAGAACTATTCGAGTACGTCACGTCCCTACGGGCTTCCAGCCCACGGGGCACGGACTTACGGCGCTTCCACCAGGTTCCGTCCTGCGGCTCCTGGTGGGGTGCCTTACGTCGGGGAGAAGGACGGTGAGACAGTAGATGGCGCTGACGTTGCAGAACATCAGGGACCACGTGCGAACCAGCCTCGACGTGGACGCAACGGACATACCCGACGCGATTCTGGATCAGTGGATTCGTGACGGCTGGCGCCGCGTCATTCGACGTGTGCGCCGCTGGCCGTTCATGGAGAAGCTGACCACATTCAACACAGCTGGTGGTACCGCGAACTACACGTACGCGACGATCAACGCCAACTGTGAAGAGATAATCGACTTGAATGGGCCGAACTGGCGTATCCGCCAGAAGGCTCCTGAGCTTGCAGAGCGTGTGTATCCCCGCTCCTACACGGGCCAGGGTGAGCCTGTGATCTGGTCCCGCTGGCAGGACACGGTGACGCTGTGGCCGACGCCTGGCGCGATCTACTCGATTCAGGTCCGCTACTACGAGAAGCCGATCGAATGGGTGAACGGTGGTGCGTCTAGTACACCTTCACAGCTTCCCGACGACTTCCATGACCTGATCGCGATTTGGGCGCTGCATCGTGCCCACGCCCAGCAGGAAGACCTGGACCTGGCCGCATATCAGAAGAAGCTGTTCGATGAGAACTTGGAGACGTTGCGGAAGGCGTTCGAGCACCGCTTCGTTGACAACCCGCTGATTCTCGGCGGGGATTCTGACTGGCCGAACTCTTCTCCCGCCCGCCTCACGTACCCGTTCGAGTAAGCGATGGCTCAGAAAGCTAGCGCTGCCGTCCTGAAGGACTTTCGTGGCGGCCTCTGGTGGAACGAGGGCGGCCCGCCGAACGACACATTCTCAACCAGTTTCACGAATCTCGACATTCTGTGGGCGGCGGGTGGTGTCGAGAAACGTCCGCCTGTGCGAAGGATTGGCGACTTTCTTCAGGTGGCTGCGACCAACATCTCGACTCTCTCGTTCACGGGTGGAGGTAGCGGCGTAGACGTCTGCTGCCAGCCGTGGGTGCTGTTTGATCCAAGTTCAGACGACGCCTACGTCCTGCTCGGCGCTTCACCCAACTGGTATGTGAAGCGTTGCACGCTTGGTGCGACAGCCACCGTGTATGACGCTAACACGGCGAGTCTCGCGTTGAGCCCGACGTGCATGCTGCTCGGGTCATCTGGTGCTGGCACCGCCGTGTATGTCGGTTTCCGCGGGAACAACCCTGTCAAGCGTGTCGCCCAATCTGGTGGCGCTGTCACGACGATGGGCACGACATTCAATGACAACTTTGCGGCGCCTACCAACGGCAACATGCCTCACCACGGCTGCTCGACCTTGCATCTTGCCTACTACTTCATCGGGTACACGGACTCGGCGGGTACCGCGGAGAAGAATAAGCTCCGCTGGTCACACCCGAACCGTTTCGAGGATTGGCGTACAACCGATTTCATCGACGTGGGTCTGGCCGACGAAGGAATCGTCGCTCTCTGCTCGTACAAAGAGTCGTTGCTGATCATCAAGAACAACTCGGTGTGGCTGCTCACAGGTTACTCGCCTGAGACATTCCAGCTGCGGCAAATCTACCGTTTCCGTGCGATCACAGGGAACGTGTCTGGGGTGGTTGCTGACCCGACGTACGGTGTCTACTTCTACGTTGGCGCCCAGGCCCTCTACCATTGGGATGGCTCGACCATCTCTGACGTGTCAGGCGGTCTGCGGGACGCGATACGTGATGGACGGATTGGCGACCTGGGTGTCACCGCAGCTTTGATTGACGGCGAATACTACATGTGCCGTGCAGCCAACTTCACGAACTACTCGTCCAACCCTGGCACGTTCATTCTGAACCCAGCCACGGGCACGTGGCGACACTACTCTGCCTGGTTCACACTGTTGCAGCCCTACCAGAACTCTCAGACAGCGAACATGTGGAAGGCGTACGGGATTCATGGGACAGGACAGTTCTCTGCCTCACGGTTCTTGGAGAGCCGCGGGACAGCGACAGGCGGCTACGTCGATGACTACCTGAACTCATCCATCTTCGGGGCTCTCGGCTCTAACACGTACGTCTGCGAATACCGCTCCCCCTGGCTGGATGCTGGCATCCCGCAGCCAAAGAAGCGGTGGCGGCGCCCGTTCGTCGTATTCAACAAGCGGGCTAGTGCATCTGGCTCTGATCCCGTCACTTACAACGTGACGGTGTACCAGGATTGGGACGGGGTGAACTCGGCCAAGTCGGGCACGGTGTCTGCGGCGAAGGCAGCGAACGCCACAGAGTTCTCGGCACAGTTCGGGTACGGGCATGCGACGACAGGCTCCGACTTCGATGAAGGGTTGAAACTCGGTTCGCTTGGCACCGCGAAAGCGGTGCAGTTGAAGATTGACACGAGCGGCAACCCTGCGGACCTTTGGGGTTTCGATTCAATCACGGTCATCTCGATATTGAAGAGGGTGAAGTAATGCCCGACATGAACGGTAAGTGGCTGTCTCCGTACCTCACCCAGCTAGAGGAAGGGCCTGTCCGCAACACGTTCGATTCACTCTCAAGATATCTGGGTGGCTGGCAGGATGATTCGGGCCGCAACCCGATCGTGAACAACGAGCAGGCTGGTTTCGGCGGGACTCGTGGCAACGCCACGGTCAAGTCGTTCTACAAGGTGACGGGCGACGAATGCTGGTGGTGCGGGGGCTACCTCCTGGGAAGCACGACGGCGTGGGCGGCGGTGGCGCTACAGCTGTTCGCCCCATTCCCCGCCAACCTCAACGAGATGGTGCCCTCGACCGTCGGGGGCCTGGCTCTCGGCGGCGTAAAGGCGTACAACGGCACGCCGTACTTCGGCGCGCCCGACATCGGGCTCAACTCGGGGCCGAACGGCGGCGCCCTCATCAACCCCTACACCTCGGGCGGAGCCTTCTGGACGAACACGGTCCCGTTCACATGGGCCAACACGAGCCAGCTTGTGTGGAGTGTCAGGTACCGAATCTCGCCCACCGTGAGACGGTGAACGATGTTGAACCTGTTTATTAGGAGTTAAGCAGATGACAGACCTTTACACGCAGCCAATCACCCCGCGGCCTTCATACGCCTACACCCCGCCGTCTGGTATTCGGCGGAACCCTGCCCTGGCGGGCCTGGCTGGCATCCCGACACAGGGGGCTGTGCAACGTCCTGGGACGGTGCCTAACGTCGGGTTGAAGCCTGTGCCGACACAGGTTGGCGCGCCTGTGCAGATCACGAATCCTGCGACTCCGAAGCCTGCGACTGTGCCTGCTGCTGGCGGCATCTGGAAGCGGCCTGGTGTCATGAATCAGCAGACCTACTTGGAGCAGGCGGCTGCTGGTCTGGGTGCTCCTGGTTCGGGTGGTTTGTACGACTTCCTGCAAGATTGGGCAACGAAGGGCGGTCGGGGCATCGAGGGCGGCGACGGTCAGGACGCCTCGTATGAGGCGGTCTTGATGGACCTGGCGAACCGTGGCTACGACGTGTCTACGCTTCCTCAACACGGATACAACGGGCCTACCGCAGAGCAGATGGGTGCGCTGCCTGCGGACATCGTGAACATGTTGAACATGAAGCGCTCGGATGCTCGGGCGCAGTACGGCGCGATGCTCGCCCAGCTGCAACAGCAGGAAGATACGACGAAACGGAACGAGGGCGAGTCTGAACGGCAGTACGGCTGGCAGTCGGACATGATGCGAGGCCAGCTGCCTGGCTCGTATGTGGGTCGCGGAATCTACAACTCGGGTATCTGGCAGGGCGGGCTGGCTGATTACAACACGGCCCGCCAAACTGGCTTGTCGAATCTGCAACAGCAGTATTTGCAGCTGTTGAATGGGATTCAGTCGCAGCGGGCTGGCGCGGATCAGACGTTGCAGTCGATCCTGTCGGGCATCGACCAGGATGAGCTTCAGCGCAAGTCTGACCAGATTGCTTCTCTTAAGAATGCGGGGTTGATCTAATGCCTCCTGGTATCAGGCCTGCGCCTAAGCCGAAGAACCAGACGTACTACGACAAGATCGGTGGCGGTGGGGTGACGATCACCCCGAAGAATGGTGGCGGTGACGTCAAGGTTCTGCCGAAGACGCCCGCTCAGAAGGCGTCGCCTGATACGGCGCAGCCGAAGAAGACGTCTGGCCCGTCGATTATTGATCTGGTGAACAAGGTCGTTAACTCGTCTCTTGATTCGATCGCGAACGAAGCTGACCGCCAGGACCAGGAGGCGGCTGCCGCGGGCTCTGGCGGCGGCGGTGGTGGTGGCTCGAAGAAGAAGTCGAGTGGGAAGAAGCGTAGCTCGGGTGGTGGAAGCTCGGGTGGGATGGGCACGGTGCCTGCTGCTGAGGTTCCTGCGTTCGTGGACCCGATGGACCCGCTGCGTAAGGCGTTGCAGGCCGTGTATCTCGGCAACGGGGTGGACCCGAACTCTAGCGTTCAGGCGTATCTCGGGAAACTGTCGAATGACGCTCAGACACGGGTGAAGGGCTATTCGGCTGACGCGATGGCACAGTCGGCTGCGGCTGGGCAAGGGATTCAAGCGAACCTGGCTGCGGTGCAGGCGGCGCAGGCTAAGGCGCAGGCTGCTGCACAGGGTGACCTTGCAGCGCAGGGTGCTCAGGCTGCTGGTGGGAAGCTGACTTCGGAGGGTTTGGCTGCACAGTCGAATATGGCTGGTGCTGCTGCGGGGCAAAGCGCGCTGACGTCGAGGATGGCGGACATCTTCAATCAGCAGTCTGCTGACCGTCTGGCGGGTGTGACGAACACGGGTCAGTACGCACAGGGGCAGGCTGCTGCGAACTACACGAAGATGCTGTCGACGCTCGACATGCAGACGGCCCAGGCGAAAGCACAGTATGACGCGATGCTGGCTGGCGGTGGTGGTGCAGCTGGTGGAGGCGGAGGCGGTGGCGGCGGGGGCCGTGGCGGGCGTGGTGGAGGGGGT